TTACTACCAACAATGGTTGATAGAAGAATGACTAAACGCAATCTTTATAATGAAATGTTTCGCATTAACAGGCGCTACATTCACTGGATTAAGAATGGACGGAAAACCGACAATATCGGCCGCGACCTTAAGTTCTGGAACACTGCTTTTGCCCGACAACACATGGTAAAACAAGATGATCCTGACAAAGTCCGACTCGTTTTCGGCGCACCCTCTCTCCTCCTTATGTCCGAACAAATGTTCATTTGGCCTATCCAAGCGTGGCTACTCAAGCAAGGTGAAGATTCACCAATGCTCTGGGGCTACGAGACACTCAAAGGCGGATGGTATCGTTTACGGAATTACTTTTCACGTAAGTATCCGAGACATAACCTCTCACTCGCTTTAGACTGGTCCGGTTTCGACCGCGACGCACGTCACACTGTCATTCAAGATATTCACTCTCGAATTCTTAGACCTATGTTCACTTTTAACGATGGCTATCACCCAACGTTTCGCTATTCTACTGAACAGCAAACAACCGAAGGATTAGCAGATCCCCAACGATTTGAAAACCTCTGGAACTGGATGACCAACGCCATTTTACACACTCCTTTACTCCTCGACGACGGACGAATGTTTGAATTTCGACACTCAGGCATTTTTTCTGGATTTTTCCAAACTCAGTTGTTAGATACAATCTACAGCATGATTATGGTATATACAATCCTCTCCCGACTCGGATTCGACCTTGACAAAGTCGGAGGCAAGTTCCAAGGCGACGACAGCCTACTTGCACTCTGTGGTTGCTATCCTCTCCTGAAAGACACACTTCTGGACATGATCGCACACTACGCCAAAGTTTACTTTGGTGCGACATTAAATGTTAAGAAGTCTGAATTTCGCGCAGGATTCGACGATTCTATCGTCCTTAGCTACCGCAACAAAGGTGGCATCCCCTACCGCGATCACCTCGAGCTCCTCGCTCATCTCAGATACCCTGAAACGAACTACTCGTTCGGCGGCCTTATGGCCCGCTCAGTTGGTATAGCGATGGCTGCTTGTGGCAGAAGCGTCCCACTCTATTTGATATGTGAAGACATTTTCAGTTTTTTACAAGCTGGAGGTCACATACCTGAACAGAGCGGTTTAACGCACATGTTTAAGTATGCTAAAGCATACGCTCCAACCGATCTAGATATAGATTTAGGTAAGTTTCCAAACTACTTAGATACAATCAATAGATTGATGGAGAATGCAGATCCTCAGCCTAGTAAGAAATACTGGAATCTCGATCACTTTATCGGATACCCGGGTTTCTAACTGTGGTTAGAAAGACTGTTTTCCTTGATTTTTTTAAAAATCAAACACACAAAAATTACAAAAAACTCTCAAAAAAAAAAAAAAAAAAAAA